AAATCCTTACTACGAGGACTTCGACGCGAACAAGAATTTTTATAAGATTCTATTCCGTCCTGGTTACTCTATCCAAGGTAGAGAACTAACACAAGTTCAATCAATTCTTCAGAATCAGATTGAATCCTTTGGTAAGTATGCATTTAAGCAGGGGGAATTGGTAATCCCAGGTGAAGTTGGACTCAACACAAAATTAGATTATGTAAAATTATCTTCCGTATCAGAAGTAGCAATAGGCGAAGGAAATGATATTGTTTACAGGAAGTATGATATTACACAGTTGGTTGGACAACAACTAACTGGACTAACATCTGGTGTCACTGCAACAGTTTTAGCAGCAAAACTTTCAACTGAGTCTAGTGCTGATACTGTTTATGTAAATTATATTAACAGTGGTAATTCTAACACAGAAGAAACTTTTAGACAAGGTGAAACCCTAGAGGTTGTCAATGGTGTCAACACACCACTTCTAGTTGTCGGTACAGATGGTAGTGTTCTACCAACTAGCATTCAAGTCACAAATCCCGACACACAAGAAGTAACATCCGTTGATAGCCCTGCAATGGGTTATGGTTCTGCTGTAAAAGTCCAAGAAGGTATTTACTTTGTTAATGGTTACTTGTTCGCAATGACGAGCAACTCCTCATTATTGACGAATACTACAACAAACCTTCCGCAAAAATTGGATTTACAATCAAAGAGTCTATTGTAACTCCAGAAGAAGATGCATCTCTATATGATAATGCAATTGGATCTTCTAACTATACTGCTCCTGGTGGTCATAGACTAAAGATTAGTCTAGAACTAAAAGAGTTTGCACTGAATGCAATTACAGATAAGAACTTTATCCAGTTACTTACTGTATCCAGAGGTCAAATTCAAAGAAAGATCCAAGGAACAGATTTCAGTGTTCTAGAGCAAACTCTAGCACGTAGAACATTTGATGAGAGTGGAGACTATGTTGTAGACAACTTCGCTGTAGATATTAGAGAATATGCACAGAAAAACGGCAACCGTGGTATCTATGCTGCCGATGAATTTGGTCTGTATAATAATCTGACTTCTACCGAAGCATCCAGAAAGATGGTAGCTACCATTGGTCCTGGTAAAGCATATGTCAAAGGATATGAAATTGTCAATAAGGAAACTAAGTATCTAGATATTAGTAAGGCAAGAGAGAGTCTGTCCTCTGATAATGTAACTCTTAAAACAAAGGGTCTACCAACTTACAGCATTACGAACGTATTTGGTAGTGTACCCCTGAACAAAGAAGGATCTGAACTTACAGCATATCCAGATCTATTCTTCTATGCAACATTTAATGATGGATCTATTGGTCTAAACGACACAGAACTAGTAAGTGATCACAGACAAACACTTGATAGAAGAGGAGAAGTATTCAGTGTAGATGATGGTATCAAAACTATTACTCTACAAATTACAAATACTGTAACTCTTATTGGTGCAGTAACTGATGCAACATTTGATTCTCAGTTTTCAGAACTGTTCTTTATCAAAACAAGAAGTGACCTTGGATCACCAACTGCTATTTCAAGCTTCAAGTCTTTGTCATTTGCTACAACTAACAAACCACTAATCAATCCTTCCGAGTCTGTTCAGTTCTTAGAACTTACTGTTTCTGGTAGGAAGGATGAACTAGAACAACTCTTGCTAGAGTATGATGATTCTGATTCCGAATACAAGAGAAGAATCTTCCTAAGTGAGGCAGATGCTGCTAATAATACAAATGAGTTTGGTTTTATTGTAGATTACACCAATACCATCACTCCTGTTATTGGTAAAGCAAAACCAAGCAACTTTACTTTACAGAAGACTGGTTCTGGTTTCAACTCAGATTCTGATATTATTCTATCCAAAGGACGTTTGGCAAATGGTGATTCCACTTACAATTCCATCTTTGGACTATCTTACTTTGATCCATCTTTCTACACCAAAATTCAACTAGATGCAACTCCTACTGGAACTAATGCATTCCAAGCAGGTAAGTATGTGTTTGGATTAGAAAGCAATGCATACGGTGTTGTAGAAGGATCTGATACTGGTGTATATTCTATCGGAAAACTTCTCTATATTAAAACACTCTCTGGAAGATTTACTTCTGGAGAGACAATTAGAGATGAAGATGGAAACACTGCCAGAATTGCCAAAGACAATACTATTTCCCACTTCGTTGTACAAAACAGAGGATTGGGTTATGCAGACGGCGTGACTCTTCTGGTCAATGGTCTTGAATTTGACTCTTCTAAGATTGCACTTTCTAAGACTAATGATGGTAAGATCTACAAGGCAGTTATTGCAGATAGAAACGGAGTATCTCTAGAATATGCACAACCACCCGCTGTAACTGTCAAGAACCCAGAATCTGCTGGAGCTCCAAACTCGGCAGCTGCTGTAACCCCTGTTCTATTCAGAAATAGTGTAACAACTTACACACCACAGAATGTCAAGTCTGTTGGTTGTAGATATGGTTCTGGCAACTCTAACAACTTCAGTGCTGATGTTGTTGTAGATAGTCAAACATATTCGGAAATTAAATCTGTTACAGATTTCACATTCTTTGGATCTCAAGGATCCAACTTTATCGAATCTACAAGTTTTAGTGCAGACGCATCCACAGTTCTACAGCAAGGAGACCTTGTACAGTTCTCTGATGACAACAACAATCTAGTGAGAGCAATTGTTCAATATGCAACTGAACAAGATGGACCATTCAAAACTAGAGTTTATTTTGATACTGCTCTGCCAGGACCAGTAACCAACACTAGTATTGTTCGTTTGCGTCCAAAAGTTGCCAATACAAACAGTGGTACACTAATCTTCCCAACTGGAAGTAAGCAGGTATCTCAACTAGCATATAGTGACGAAGAGAGCAAGATCAAATACTACTTCCGTAGAGATTTTGTCACTACTGCTTCTGGTGATGCTAACGCAATTACATTCAAAGCACAACTTCCATTTGGAACACAGAGATTTGCTGCATACAGCACAGAGAACTTCATGATTACAGTTCTCGATCCTGGTGATGCTCCCAACATTGCAATTGGTGATATTCTATATGTTTCTCAGGATCAAGTAAATATTACTTCTAAGACAGATACCACCAGTGGTCTAACTTCTGGAAGTATTAGTCTAGCACTTCCTCCATCTTACTTTGGAACAATTCCTTCTAATGGAACATATCCAAAATTAAAACTGACTGCAACAGTTGAAGTAAGCAATGCTAAACCAAGACTAAAAACTGCAATTAGAAATAAGAGAATCACAGTTGCATCTGCAGGTGATCGTGTAGTTCCATTCAGAGGATCTGATTATGATACTAAGGCAGTAGAGACTATTTCTTACTCTGATGCATTCAAACTAAGATACGTATACGAAGGAACTTCTTCACAACCACCTGAACTCGATAGCGCAGGCAATCTAATTTCTGGTACAGATGTAACTAATAAGTTTACGTTTGACAATGGTCAAAGAGACACTGTTTATGATGTCTCCAGACTTGTTCTAAAACCAGGATTTGAACCTACAAGTGGTCAGTTGGTAATCGCCTTTGATTATTTTGTACACTCTCAAGGTGACTTCTGCACCATTGATAGTTATTTACATGAAGCAGGTGTTCCTGAAGATGAGATTCCTACATTCAATTCTTCTGTTCATAAGGTAGTAGAACTTAAGAACGTACTAGACTTTAGACCTAAGGTAGATTCCAACGCTATTATTTCTGGTTTCCAGAATAACACAAGTCTTGGATCAACATCTGGTTCGTTTGCTGGTTCGGGTGCTGTTGTTTCTAGCACTCCTGCTCCAGATAATAATATTGAATACACATTCTCCTTCAGTCAAGTACAATACTTAGATCGCATCGATGGTATTTTCTTAGACAAGAAAGGCAACTTTGTAGTCAAAGAAGGTAACTCTTCCCTCAATCCATCTAAACCAGATCCTATTGAGGATGCAGTTCCTCTCTTCTATGCATACATTCCTGCATTCACAAAAGACAGTAAGGACGTAAGAATTACTCCCGTTGACAACAGACGCTACACGATGCGTGATATTGGTAAGTTGGAGAAGCGCATTGAGCGTCTCGAATACTATACCACACTCAGCATCTTGGAGCAACAAGCTCTCAACATGCAAGTCAAAGATGAAATTGGACTTGATAGATTCAAGTCTGGATTCTTTGTTGATAATTTTGAGGCACATAGAGTTGGCAACCTCAATTCTCTTGACTACAGATGCTCTATTGATAGTAGACAGTCCACACTAAGACCACAGTCGAAAGAAGATTCCATTGATCTTGTAGAAGTTAATACTAGAAATGATCAAAGATCTGTTTCTGGATACACCAGATCTGGCAACATTGTCACTCTGCCATATGGAAGTCTAGAACTGCTAGGAAATGATTTTGCTTCCAAGACTCTAAATCCAAATCCATTTGTTGTTCTACAGTATGTTGGTGATGGTGAGGTTTCTCCATCTATCGATCAGTGGTATGATGATTCGCAAGAACCATTGGTTGTAGATACAAACACTAATCTATACACAATTTTCCTTGCAAAAGAAAATGTAAAAGAAAGTCTATCAAGTCTTCACAACTCTTTCGTTGTAAACTGGGTAGGAACTTCACCTGCATTTACTTCTATCAATTCTCTTGGTGAACTGAATACTCAGGATGCAATTTCTTCTGTTGCTAGTGCATCTGTTGGAAGTTCTTCCAACATTAGTCCACAGAATAATGACATTGCAAAAGGTGTTCAGTCGAAGAGTGTTGGTGAGACTCAAGTGTCTACAGCTCTTGCATTCTTTGCAAGAAGCAAACCAGTAAAGTTTGTTATTCGTAGACTGAAACCAAATACTAAGATCAATGTATTCCTTGAGGGAAGAAACGTTAATCGTTGGGTCAATCCCGATCTAAGATTCACTGGCATTGCTGGCAACTCGTTGTCTGCTTTCAATGGAACTGTAACCACTGATGAGTATGGAAATGCTAGTGGTTTGATTCTTCTGCCTTCTGGTTATCCACCACTACAAAATGCAACTTGGGGTGGAGATGTAAGCACTGTATCATATGACACTAACGCTGAACAATTGAACTTCACCACAGGTGAGTTGACATTTAGATTTACATCCAGTGCTACAAATGAAAGCAAAGAGACAGTTGATACTTACGCAGAAGTAAAATACTATGCTTCTGGAACTCTACCACAGAATCCTTCCAGCATTGTATCCACAAAACCATCTTACTTCAAGGCAAATGAAGGTGTACAACTTATCGAGAGCAACACTGATAATCCTGTAAGACCAAATCCTCTCGCTCAGACTTTCAAAGTTGAGAATCTAGATGGTGGATGTTTTGTTACTGGCGTTGATCTCTACTTCAATAAGAAGAGCACTAACATTCCAGTCAAGACATACATCACCAATGTAGATGCAGAGAAACCAGGCAAGAATATTGTTCCTGGAACAGAAAAGGTACTATCTCCAAATACATTCCTCAAGTGTACTGCTAGTGGAAATATGTCAGTATACAAGGGAGAGAATGTAACTGGCGCTTCTTCTGCTGCTTCTGGTCCTATTCTCCAGATCTTTGATAAGAACAATGTAGAACTAGTTGCTACTGCATCTGGCAGATACAGTCTTACCAATGAGCAAGTCTATACCGTAGTCTTGAGCAATCACAACGGCAGATCTTTCTCTGCAAACGAAGACCTGATCATCCCATCCGTAACACTATCGAATGCTACTGATGGAACAGACTTTGTTCTGAGTATTGCTAAAGATAGTGGAAAACTATCGGACATCAGAGTTACTGATCCTGGTGCTAACTATGACAGTGCTGTTTTGACTCTAGAAAGTCCACAACTTCCTGGTGGTTCTACTGCTACTGCATCTATTAAAGTTTCTGGTGGTAAGATCTATAACGTAGAAGTTTCTTTACCTGGATTCGGATACACCGAAGCACCTTCTGTTGTTATCAGAGGTGTTGGTAATGGTGCTGGTGGATGCGAAGTAGAAACTTTCATCGAGATTGACACACCTGCAGTAAGAATGGGCGTTGCTGTTGATAGAGACGGTGTTACCGAATCTACAACTCCAACACATTTTGGGTATGATTATCCAGTATATCTACAGAATGATACCGAGTATGCACTCGTAGTTGAAACTGATTCTGTTGATTATGAGATGTGGGTATCTAGATTAGGCGAGACTGACATTGCTACAAGCACTGTTATCACCACCCAACCAGCACTGGGTTCTGTATACAGATCTCAGAATACTGAAAGTTGGACAGAAGATATCTTTGAGGATCTCAAGTTTACCATGTATCGCGCAGAGTTTGCTATTGAGCGTCCTGCAGAATTGGTACTAAGAAATGCTTCTCTTGGATATGAATTATTGGATGCAAATCCATTCGAGACAAATGCAAGTTCCAGCAGCAACTCTACATCCAAGTTGTTCAAGAACAACAATGCTATTGTCAAAGTATCCCATAGAGATAACGGATTTGAAACTGGTGGAGATTCTTATGTATTTTACAGAACCGCCAAGACAGTTGGCGGAATTACTGCTTCCACACTAAACAATGGATTGTTCCAAATTACCAACTCTGGTATAGATCATTATAACATTAATACGGTATCTAAAGCAGCTGCTAATGCTATTGGTGGCGGAGATGCAGTTTATGCTTCTTACAATAGAAAATATGAAACTCTGTATCCACAGGTTCATTACCTATCGTTTACTGGAACAACTCTCAGCACAGAAGTCAAAACAACTAACGTTGTCCCTGTAGATAGTTCTACTACCAACTACACTTCTTACTCCCAGAGTGAATATGAGAAAACATTCCTAAATGAGTCTCACTATTTTACAAATCAGAAGTTTATTGCATCTGATATTAATGAAACACTAAATGGTATCACAAGTTCTTTGAACTATAAAATGACCTTGACTTCTACAGTGTCTCATCTATCTCCTGTAATTGATCTTTCCAGTGCATCTGTAAAGACTTCTACAAACAGAGTTGAGAATGCTAGTGGACAAGAGAATCGTTATGGCAGAAGAGATCAAGTTATCAAGTTCTTCCCAGTATATCAGTTTGAAGTATCTGGTCAAGGTGGAGCAGATATCAGTGTCAACCAGTCTATCGTTGGTAACACAACCAAGGCATCTGGTATCATCGCCCGTGTAGACGGAAACGTTCTTTATGTAAGATTGAAGACATCCCAATTCTTCCAGAAAGGTGAGGGTGTAACTCTCAGTGACGACACTGGATTAACTGCAGTGGTTGTTGATTCCAATCCAACACAACTATTCTTTGATATTGCTGATGCTGCTACCATTACAGCACGCAATCCAGTTGCTGTTTATAATAGTGTTGCCGAAGGAACAGAGGCATATTACAACATCATTACTGGCAAGTCTGTTATCTGGAATAGCAAAACACAAGAACTAACCGTAAGAGTTGATACACAACCTATCGGTGATGATTACACTTCTAGAATCATTGATGATAATCAATTTACTAGAGCAGTATTTGATTCTAATGGTGTAACTGATCAGCAAACAGATATCTTCCGTGTTGGAGATTTCATTATGCATCCTGATGCAGATGAGACTAACGAAAGAGCATATCTAGAAGTAGGAACTATTACATACACCAACGGTATTGAGTTTGTTGCAGAGAATACATCTAAGAATGGATCTGCTGCAGCAAAATATGTTACCAAGGAAATTGCAATTAATAGTCCTGCAACTTCTATTGACGTACACCTACTGGCAAACGTCAAAGACATTGCTGATGTCAAAGTTCTGTATAGATTCAAGAAAGCATCCAGTCAAGAAAACTTTGAAGATATTGATTGGGTATTCTTCAATGAAACTGGAATGCCAGATACAGCAGAAATTGCTACCAGTGAAAACACCATTTCTGGTGTAGTTGAAAAGCAATCAGCATATCAGGATCTCAAGTACAGTGTAGCAGATCTACCAGAATTCTCCTCATTTGCAATCAAAATTGTAATGGCATCTGTAGATCCCGCGTTTGTACCCAAGATTCAAGACATTAGAGCCGTAGCGTCCTTCTAATCTCCGCGCATGGATTACATAAAGGTAAGTGGTCACGATGGTCTCGTAAGAGACCAAAACACTGGTGCCATCATCAATCTCGACGATTCTGCTATTGATGCAAGACGTAAATCGAAACACCTCGGTTCCGCGTTAGAAGACATAAATATGTTGAAGAATGAAATCTCTGAAATAAAATCACTACTGAGAGAGTTAATCAAAAATGCCAGCAGTTAACGTCGCAAGAACCGATACCTTTGAACAACAAAGGGTAAAAATCAATGAACTCGGTTCTCAGTTATTCCAAATCAGTAGTGGTGGGTCTGACCTATCTACTGGTAATTTGAAACTTGGTGATGGTTCTGTAACGACACCATCACTAGCGTTTGTTAATGATACCACACTGGGTGTATACAGATCAAGTAACGGTGTTCTTGGTTTTGCAAGTCAAAGCAAGAAACTTGCTGATCTATCCGCCAGTTCCACTAAGTATTACAAAGACTTTATTATTGAGAAGAACAGTCTCGACAGTTTGTTCTTATCAATTCAAAATGCTGGTCAAAACTATGATGGTGGTGACTATACAGACATTCCTGCCATTGGCGGTACTGGTGACTCTGCACTACTAGGTCTCACCGTCGATGGTTTCCAAGGTGCTATTTCTAATACTGGTACTGGATATACTCCTGGTTCTTATCTAAACATTCCACTGATTGGTGGTAGTGGTAGTGGCGCTCTGATTGATTTCACAGTACCACAAATCTCTGGTGTTATCACCAACGCTGGTATCAACTACTATCCTGGAACATATAACAATGTTTCCCTGACTGGTGGTAGCGGCAGTGGCATGGAAGCACAGATTGAGGTCAGTCTGTTTGGTGCTACTGTCACATCTGGTTCTAACTATCCAGATGGTTTGTTCAAGAGCATTACCATGACTGGTGGTAATGGTTCTGGAATGAAATGTAATCTCCGTGTTGTAAATGGCGGTGTACAGCAGTTTGGTGGAGTTGACAGCAGTGAATTTGTATCTGTTACTTCTCAGTATACAGTAGGCGATGTATTAACTGCAGCAATCACCACAACTGGTACACAAACATTTGAAATCAAATCTTCCCTTGGTAACCAGTATTTTATTGATGGTTTCTTAGGTGGAGATTTCAACCTCCTAAAAGGAAAAACTTATGTGTTTGATGTAAGTGATGCTACATCAAGTCAACACCCATTTTACATCTCTACTTCAGCAGATGATACTAATGCTATAATCGATGCTGCTGATGGTGTTGTTTATGAACTAGATGGCGTTACTGTAACTGGAGCAAACTTCCTTGCTGGTTTCTTTGGCGCTACAACTAAGATTGTTACTTTCACAGTACCAGCAACACCTAATAATAACACATTATTCTACAATTGTAGTGTTCATCCAAATATGGGTGGTCAACTAACTCTAGTTGATCCAAGTCCATCACAGTCTGGATTCTCTATGACTGTTGATGATCTCGCTGGTGTTATCTCAACCGTCACTATTACAAATGGTGGAGATGGTCTGTATCAATTAAATGATGTCCTATCTGTTGATCCTTTAGATCTTTATGATGCTAACAGTCTACAAGCGGCGGTAGAGGGTTCTGGTTTTGCATACACTCTTGGTGGAAACTTCGGATCTATTGATGAGTTAGATGGCATTGCAAACTTTGGTCTTGGATATCAGACTGGAGATGTTCTTACACTAGCAACCGCTGTTAATAATGTCAGCACATATGCTAGAGGTGAAATTGAATTCTTAGGTGTAACGTTTACATCTAATGCTGGTGTTACTGCAATTCAATTTACTGGTAACGCTGCTGGTCCCGACACAACATATTCAAATATTTTAGTTTCTACTTTAAACAGTAATGGTTCTGGACTGGTTGTAGATGTCGTAGTCAGTAGTGGTGGTGGAAACACTTTCTATGAGTCTGTAACCATCGTCAACGCTGGTTCTGGATACTTACCAGGAGACACGCTCTATATCCCTGGAGGATCGCTTGGAGGCGCTTCTGGTGCTGTACCAGGATCTGGTGGTAACGACCTTGCTATCTCTGTTTCTACGATTGAAGCAGGAAGTCCACAAATTACTGTTCCTTCTACTGCTGGTGTTGGAGTTGGTGACGCAGTTGAGCTAATTCAAAACATTAATAATCCTGGTCAAATTCCTGGTGGAGCTGTTGTTGTTAGTGTTGATAGCGCAACTCAGTTTACAATCTCTGAAGCACCAACTGTTCCTGGTAATGCAGACCTGAGAGTTACAAACCAAAATCTAACAAACCTCACTGTACCAGATACTTCTGGTATCACAACTGGAATGGAAGTTGTGTATGTAAGTGGTGCAGGTGGAATTATTGATGGAACAACTGTTACCGATATTGTAAGCGCAACAGAAGTTACTTTGTCTATTGCACCAATTACCGCTGGTGCAATGGTTGTAAACTTCGAACCAGAATATGGTGGTGGTACAGGATTCCAGTATACCGTTGGTACACTTGGCGTAATCAGCGAAGTAACCGTTATTGATGGCGGTAATGGATATTCTCAAGGCGATACATTAACTGTCAATGCATTTGACCTCGTACAACCAGAAGTTTACACAGTCACAAACGCTGAAGTTGATATCATCGATTTTGTAAGCAATGTAATTCCCGCCGCAACATTCTCTGTAGGGGATCAGGTAAGAGATGCTGGTGGATCTATCCTTGCATCTACAGTAACCGTTTCTACAACAGTTCCTGGAGCAGCAGATGGTGTATACACAGCAGTTCCACAGATCAATACATCTGGAAATGGTACTGGCGCTACATTTGATGTACAAAGAGACAACACAGGTGCTGTCCTTTCTGCTGTTATTACAACAGGATCCGAGGGATCTTTCTATGCAGTAAATGATACAATTACCCTTGCTGGTGCTGCTGTTGGTGGTTCCACTCCTGCAGACAACCTTGTTCTAACAGTTGACGCTGTTAATGACGCAGGAGATCCTGTTACTGTTAGAAAAGTCAATACATCTGGTGGCAATATTACCACTATTGTTATCGATACCTTTGGTTTTTCTGATGGAGATGTCCTTGTAAATGAGAATGCTCCTGCTGTTGGTTATGATATCAACACAGCATCACTAGAGTATAGATTCTACATTGATCTAAACGATGGCAACGGTGCTCAAATGACACCATCGTGGACCATGTATGCTGGTAACTCGTACCAGTTCAACTTAGAAGATGCATCACTGGGATCTCACATCTTTGCTCTATCTCAGTTCAGAGATGGACAATGGGGTCCAAGTAGATTTGAAGGTGTAAGCACAACAGTTTCCACAACATCTAAAAATATCATTGTTGCAAGCACAACTGGTATGCTTGCTGGAATGGAAGTTGTAAAAGAGTCTGGTGATGGTATTCTAGCAGACGCAACTATAATTGAAGAAGTTGTAAACGGAACTACACTAAGAATTAATAATACACCAACAACAGAAGGTGATATTGTAGTAACTGTTCAGGGTGCTGAGTACACTACTGGTGTCACTAGAACAGATGCAGATCTAACAGTCAAAGTTACTGAGAACACTCCAACTCTCTATTACTACTGTGCTACAGAAGATCCTGCTCACGTAAATGAAGGAGGAGATGATAATGACGAGGCAACTCTAACTATTGATCCAGTCAATCCAAAGACATTTGGTACTGGTCTTCAGATTTTAGTTACTGATGTAACCACAGAACAAATTGTCAAAGGCGAAGTTCTAACAGGTGAGTTTACTTGTAATCTTCTAACGACTCAAGATATTTCATCACCAGAAGCTACAATCAATGCACTCGCATCTTCAACAGTTGTTGCTACTACTAGCGTAACAACTCCACTACTGCAACCTGCTAGTGGAAACTTAGAACTGACAGTTCCAGAACCAACGCTAGAAAGTATTAATTTTACCGCTCTAGCATTCAACTTTGGTAGTCAATTTGCTATCACTGGTGCAAGTGGTAACTTGACCACTGCTGGATATCTTGAGTCTCCAGAAATTCGTGTTGGTGCAAACTTAGTCATTGACTCTGCTACAACATCTATCACATCTCAGAATACTCAAGACATCAGTCTTGTTCCTGATTTGGGTAGAATTGTACATACAAACACGGTTACTGCACTTGCAGTCCCTGCTGGCAACACTTCTGAAAGACCTGGACCTGGCATTGTAAGAGATGGTTGCATCCGTTTCAACACAGAAACCAGTCAGTATGAAGGATATAGTGTATCAACCACTACATGGTCTTCTCTTGGTGGTGTTAGAGACCTAGACGGTAACACCTACATTCTAGCAGAAGAGACGATTGGTGCTAATGATAACACTCTATGGTTTATCAATGATAATGTCAACACCATTAAGGTAACTCCACAGCACCTGGAGTTCCAGAACATGAAAAAGATTCGTTCTAACAATGTTCTAGCACCTGATTACACTCTTTATAATGCCAATACTCCAGTAACACTAGGTCAATATCTCAAGTATAGAAACAATCTATATGAAGTAACTACCGCAGGTACAACTGCTACCACTGGTAACGAACCAACTCATACCACTGGAGCACAACCAAATGGTTCTGCAGTTCTTACTTTCTGGGGTCTTGCAGTTGCACCACTAGAGTTTGAAGATATTGAAGAACTCAGAATTGGTAAACTTGGTGGTCTTCCACTAGTTATTAGTGGAGAATTGAGATTCCTAGACAATGTAATCTCTACTGATGTCAACGATCTTCTAATCAGACCAAACCCTGGCAAGAAAGTCAAGATTGATACGAATACAACATTGGTCATTCCTAGTGGCACGACAGCAGATAGAGGTGCTGCTGAGATTGGTTCTATCAGATTCAACACCAGTGACCAACTATATGAAGGTTATGATGGAACTAACTGGGGATCTCTTGGTGGTGTCAAAGACGTTGATCAAAACACATATATCATCCCAGAAACATCTCCTGGTGCAAACGAGAACATCCTGTACTTCTACAATGATGGAAACAATACTGTACAGTTGACCACAACTGCTATGGACTTCTTCTCTGTAGATACTATTAGATCTCAGACAAGCAACCAGTTTGAAATTACTGCAAATTTGATGACATTCAATAATGCAGAAACCACACTAGACAACACTGCAGTAGACACTACCTTCTTACATACATCTAAGCAATACTTTGATCTCGGATTGTCTGGTGGTCTAACTGTTGATCCTGTTCTCAGACTCGACAACCAAGGTGATGTGTATTTCAACACAACATTTGGAACGGGTACATTCACTGGTGTCAAGGTATTTGACGGAGATCTGAAAGAGTTCGAACTTGCTGATGTCAAGATTCTAACAGAAAAAATTTCCCTGGTAAAAGGAACTTCTAATAATGGTAACTCTGTTCTATATGCTACTGCAACAAATGCAGGATGTAAGACAGTTGTTATTGCAACCAATCCAACAACAGGTGATAGTGAGTTCATTGAGTTTGGTGTTACAAATAACACAACTGATGTATATCACACTGAGTATGGAAACTTGAGAACTGGTGTACAACTTATCATTCCAACCTTCGAACTTACTCCACAAAATGAAGTTAGAATTAATTTCCTACTGGGTCAAAACGTTGCACCAACAAATACAGTAAATATTACTGTATCATCCACCATCACTAAGAAGTAAAATGCCAGTCAATTTAGAAAAGTTTGATTCTACAGGTGGTTTTTCTATTGATAAAACCACCATTGTAGATGAACTAAGAAATGCTAAGGATATAAACACTTTAGAAATTAAGAATTCTGAGTATTCTGATAGTAAAATTATCAGATATATTCTTAGAGGACTGAATACCGCAGTTCTAGCGTTAGATCCTGTTGGTACACAGATTCCTATTGATAGTTCAACACTAAATTTTATTACAGGACATATTATTGCCGTCAATCCTCAGGGTGTAGTGTATTCTGCAAAGCAAGAAAGCACAGCATTATGTGATGGTGCTGGAAATGTTACAATCATGTCTACAATGACAACGGTTATCAAAGATGATATTCCCATCGGTCAGACTTGGAGTATCACACCACAAGGAGCTTCCAATCGTTTTAGTTATAGCACTACTAGAGCAGGTACTACTTCAAATATCAAATGGGTAGTTTCTACTGAAGTTGTAAGCATTGCTTGGGCATGATGCTAAATATAAACGAGGATAAACGGGCTAGGAGCTAGTTGGCACCATGAGTTTTAACATTAATTCCGATAAAGAGACTTTTAGAGGTTCAAAACCTGCTTTTATCGGTGATAATGAACTAACAATTAGGGCAGGAGTTGGGGCAGCTGAGAAAGAAATTCTCAGAACTCAACTCGACCCTGATACATCCTTGCCACGTGTTGGTATCAACCGAACTGGACAGAGAGTAAACACTGTAACCGTAACAGATGGTGGTGCTGGTTACACTGTTGTTCCTTCTGTTACGATTGATCCTCCATCCACTCCTGGTGGTGTACAAGCACTTGCTTCTGCGTTTATCTTCAACGGCAGAGTAATCAACATTGCTGTTAATAACCCTGGTAGTGGATATACATCTGCTCCCAATGCTACCATTACTGGTGGTGGCGGCGGTGCTGGTGCTACTGCAGAAGTACAACTTGACACGGTTGACTTTGAACTTGACATCAACGGTGCTATTAGAACCTCCACGTCTATCATTTCTGATACGGCGAGAATTCTAAACCTTGATATTGACAACTTTATTACACCTGACCTAAACCTAAGAGGTCCA